CTCACCCCGCATTAAATTTTTTAGTGCAAAGAGGACTGCCCAGAGAGGCGTGGAATGATATATATTATTGTCCAAAGTTTTTTGAGTTCACAAACAAACTTGTGAAAGACAAGTTTCCTTCCTTAGAGGGCGATCATCCAAGGATGATTATTCCATTCCGAAAAGAGAATGGACAAATCTTTGCCTATCAAGGAAGAGCGTTTGGTTCAGAACCTCAGAAATACATTACTATCATACTGGACAAAGACTATCCAAAACTTTTTGGTTTGGATAGACTTGACCCTTCTAGAACAATTTATGTGACAGAAGGCCCAATTGATAGTCTCTTTTTAGATAATGCAATCGCAGTTGCACAGAGTGACTTGCGTGTTCCTCAGTTCAAAGACAAGGCGGTATTAATACCAGACAACGAACCTCGTAACATACAGATTGTCAATCAGATTGAAAAGTTTATTGACGATGGTTACAGAGTGGTCATTTGGCCTAAAGGAATTGTTGAGAAAGATATAAATGATATGATTTTGGGTGGAATGACGCCGACCGAGATCATGACGATTATACATAGTAACACCCATTCGGGTTTACAAGCGAAGACAGTTTTCAGCAACTGGAAACGAACTTAAAAAAGAATTTACAATTTAGGAGAAACAAACATGACCCTTGCAGAAGTTATCAACTTCCCTGTGGTCGAGGGAGACTCTGGTCTTGAATACCTCGGCATCAACATTGACACAACAAAAGACAAAATATTATCAGAACAATCATACAAACTTCTCAAGGATTATTACTGTTTACCAACCGAAACTTCACCACAGCAATCATTTGCTCGTGCGTCTCTAGCCTATTCTGGTGGAGACATGAAACTTGCACAACGAATCTATGATGCAGTCTCTAAGGGTTGGTTTATGTTTGCATCTCCAATTCTATCTAATGCGCCACTTCCAGGCCAACAAGCAAAGGCACTACCTATTTCTTGTTTCCTAACCTATGTGCCTGACTCACTAGAGGGGTTGATTGACCATTCGGCAGAGTTGCGTTGGTTGTCTGTAAAAGGTGGTGGTGTTGGTGGACACTGGAGTGATGTTCGTGCAATCTCAGACAAGGCGCCAGGCCCTATGCCATTCCTACACACTGTGGATGCAGACATGACTGCATACAGACAAGGTAAGACTCGTAAGGGTTCCTATGCTGCATACATTGATGTATCACACCCAGATATCATTGAATTCCTAAACATGCGAATTCCTACTGGTGACGTGAATCGTAAGAATCTAAATCTACACCACGCAATCAATATCACAGATGCATTTATGCGAGCAGTAGAACGTGGCGAAATGTGGGATTTGAAAGACCCTAATGATCATACCGTTCGTGAGTCTATGCCTGCAAGAAACCTCTGGCAACAGATTTTAGAAACTCGTTATAGAACTGGTGAACCATACCTCAACTTTATTGATACTGCCAATCGTGCATTGCCTCATACAATGAAGGCAAAGGGTTTGAAGATTCATGGTTCTAACCTATGTAATGAAATTCATCTACCAACTTCAAAGGATAGAACGGCGGTATGTTGTTTGTCTTCTGTAAACTTGGAATTGTTTGATGAATGGAAAGACACTTCACTCGTTCGTGATCTTATTCGATTTTTAGATAACGTCCTACAGTTTTTTATCGACAACGCTGGAGATGAAATCTCTCGTGCAAGATATAGTGCAACACAAGAAAGATCATTGGGATTGGGTGCAATGGGTTGGCACTCTTATCTACACCAACACAAAATTCCATTTGAATCTGAGTTGGCGAGAGAAACCAACAGACGTATTTTTAGACACATCAAAAATGAAGCTGTTGCAGAAAGTTTAATTCTCGGCAGAGAACGTGGTGAAGCGCCTGATATGCGTGGAACTGGTAGACGCAACGCACATCTACTGGCGATTGCTCCTAATGCAAACTCTAGTATCATTGTGTCAACTTCACCCTCTATTGAACCAAACAAAGCGAATGCATATACACACCGCACTCGGGCTGGTTCTCATTTGGTGAAGAATAAGTATTTGGAAGAAGAACTAGAAAAACTTGGTATGAACAAACAAGAAGTTTGGAGTTCAATCATTACCAATGGTGGTTCTGTCCAACATCTTGATTTCCTATCTGATGAAATCAAAGATGTTTTTAAAACAGCAATCGAAATCGATCAGATGGCGATTGTGGAACAAGGTGCTGATAGACAAGAATATCTATGTCAAGGGCAATCGTTGAATCTGTTTTTCCCTGCTGGAGCAGAGAAGAAAGATTTACATAAAACACACTTTGCCGCATGGAAGTTGGGAACAAAGGGATTGTATTATCTCAGAACCGAAACATCCAACAAAGCAGAGAACGTTACAACGAAGGTTGTTCGTGACGCATTAAAAGATTTCGAAAGTCAAACTATGGAAGCACAAAGTCAAGACGAGTGCGTTTCATGTCAAGGGTAAGGAAAGAAATGAAAGTTGAAATTTACAGTAAGTCTCACTGTCCTTTTTGTGAGAAGGCTAAGTTGTGGTTCAAACAACACGGTTACGAATATATTGAGTATAAGTTAGATGATGAAGAAGAACGTCTCGCATTCTATCAGAGATGCCCAGGCGCACGTTCTGTTCCACAGATTTTTATTGATGAAAAATTGATTGGGACGTGGGATCAGTTTAATGCAATTTCTGATAAGTTTATTAAGAAACAGGGTGGCGGTTTGTCAGAATTTTCTGAAACCTATAAACCATTCTATTATCCTTGGGCGGTTGAAATTACAACAAGACACGAAAAAGCACACTGGATTGAAGATGAATTAGATTTGTCTGAGGATGTTGGAGATTGGAAATCGGGTAAGATGACAACTGTAGAAAAGGATTATGTCACCAACATTCTCAGACTCTTTACTCAATCCGATGTAGCAGTAGGACAAAACTATTATGATCAATTCATTCCTAAATTTAAAAATAACGAAGTCCGTAATATGTTGGGTTCGTTCGCAGCCAGAGAAGGAATTCACCAACGTGCTTACGCTCTGCTTAATGATACTCTCGGTCTTCCTGATTCTGAGTATCATGCGTTCCTAGAATATAAAGAGATGACAGACAAGGTTGAGTTCATGATGGATTCAGATCCACATACAACTCGTGGACTTGCACTTGCACTCGCCAAGACTGTATTTAACGAAGGTGTTGCATTGTTTGCTTCCTTTGTTATGCTTCTTAACTTCCAACGTTATGGTAAGATGAAGGGTATGGGTAAGGTTGTAGAGTGGAGTATTCGTGATGAATCAATGCACGTTGAAGGTAACTCTAAACTATTCAAGGCATTTTGTGCTGAACACAATCGCATTGTAGATGATGAATTCAAAAAAGAAATCTATGAGATGGCACGTCAAGCAGTCAAGTTGGAAGATAAGTTTGTAGACTTAGCATACAAGATGGGTGATGTAGAGGGTTTAGATGCGTCTGAGGTCAAAGCCTATATACGTTATATAACCGATAGACGTTTGTTGCAACTCGGTTTGAAAACCAATTTTAAAGTTAAAGAAAACCCCCTTCCTTGGCTTGAGTGGGTGCTAAATGGTGCAGATCATACGAACTTCTTTGAGAATCGTGTAACTGAATATGAAGTAGCTGGACTCAAGGGCAAATGGGAAGAAGTTTACGAATATAGAGTTCAATGAAAATACTACTACAATGCGAAAGTTGTGAGGCATCATTTTGTGTTCAACATGATTTAGGTGATAGGTTTTATACCCTACAGTTCTGTGCGTTCTGTGGGGAACCTATCGAAACAGACGATCAACACAGAGACGAATTAGAGGATGAAGATGAATGGTAAATGGCATGGAGGCAAGGGTGACTCGGCCCGTCCCATAAGTAATAGAGAACAATTCGAAAAGAATTGGGATTTAATATTTGGGAAAAAAGATAATGAAGACGCAATCAGCGAAGGCGAAGGGGAGAAGACTCCAGCAGTGGATGAGGGACAAACTAGTTGAAGAACTAGGAGTTCACCCAGAAGATATAGAATCCAGATCAATGGGTGCGGGCGGCGAAGACTTGATTATGGCTCGTGCCGCAAGAGAAAAGTTTCCATATTCCATAGAATGCAAGAACGTTGAGAAATTAAACGTTTGGGATGCGTATGCTCAAGCGATTGAGAACAGTAAAGATTACGAACCCATTGTTGTTATGAAAAAGAATGGCAAAAAACCTCTAGTAGTGGTTGATGCTGAATACTTTGTGAGGTTACATAATGAAAGTTCTAGTTCTAAATAACACTGCAAAATACCACAAGGGTTGTGCAAAGGTAATGGAATATTTGCACAAGGATTTGATATCGAATGGACATACCATTCTGGATTCAATCCCAGGCAACTCTGATAAATTACATTATGGTTCTAACCATGATGAACAAGCAGAAATGGTTGTTATCAATGGTGAAGGAACCATGCATCACAATAAGTTAATTGCACAAGAATATATCAATGTCCTAGTTAATGCTAAGAAACTAGGAATGAAGACTGCACTCATTAATACAGTGTGGCAAGATATGTCATTGACAGACGAACAGAAGGATGTGTTAAGGAATACTTACATTTCTGTTCGTGAAGTCTTTTCCCAAAACGAACTTTTGAAACACGATATTCAGTCTGATATTCATTTAGACTTATCTTACTTCAATGATGTTCCAGAGAAATTTTCCCCACCCAGAGAATTAGTAGTTGGTAAATTCTTTTTCCAAAAGGATTGGCGTCCAGCGGGTATCACAGCAGTGGATATCTTTAAACAAGATTGGGATACCATCGTAAACGTTTTGAGAACAACCGATTGGTTTGTCACTGGTAGACACCATGAAATGTATGCCGCATGTAAGGCACGTTGTCCGTCTGCTGTGTTGGCTGGAAATACATGGAAAAATGAGGGTTTATTCAAAACCGCCGGGGCAGATATCCTCGTTGCCAGAGGGGATATATCCCCTACACACTTAAGGGGTTTTCTGGACTCTTGTAAGGAGCGCCGTTTGGAATACGAAAAGTTGTTCAATTGGATGGAAAAACAACCAAAATTCACCTTTTCTGGTAAATTTTAGCACAAAATATTTTTATACCCCCATAAAAAACACCCAAGTCCTTGAAAATCAAGGACTTTTTTTGTCTCTTTTTTGCAACTTTTTGAAGAAAACGCTTGACTTTTGTTGTGAGAACATCTATACTGTATATGTTGGTTGGGAAAAAGGAGAAAAAAATGAATGTGAAAGTGTTTGTTGATTACGTTATGGACTTCTACGGTAAAGGTGGAATCTATGACTTTGGTGTGGAACGTGATGAAGTGATTCGTGCCATTGGAAAGTTAATTGCGATTCGTGCAAATGACCCAGATGGAATTGGTTTCGAAGGTGATAGTGTGGATCGTGAAAATGTTCGTGATATCATTATCGCAAATCGTGAATGTTATGAGTGTGGAGCTTAATTATGAGTAACATGTATAATGATATGATTCTTGAAAATCTTTATGATGCTGTGATTGATGCAAATCCAACAAAAGAAGATTTGATTGATGAAATTTTGGAAACCACCATTTGGCGTAATGTCGATCCAGACAATATTCCAGAAACCCTTATGTCATTTGATGACTTGGTGGTGAGTGTTGTAATGAAACGTTTTGAAAATATTGGAGAATAATTATGGGTTTACATGTTTCAGTTTATAAAGATGCGTCATCAAACTATGATTGCACTAACGGTGGTATTTCATCACGAAACATCAAAGGACTTACTTTGACTAATGTGGATGGGCCGTTCGAACCATCTGATGATTATCCTGCTGCGGTATTGGTTTCAAAGAAT